CACAAGAAATTCTTGAAATTGCCGAAAAACACGGTGTTGAACAGAATTTCTTTTTTCTTACGACTTTTAAGCGTTATCAGGTTCAAATCGGGATATTAAATGACTTAGAAAAAACAATCCGAGAAGAAGGAACTTTAGTTACAAAAGAATATGTCAAAGGGCGGAAAAATGTATATTCGCACCCCGCAATCTCGGACTATAACCGAACCACCGACAGCGCCAATAAAACGGTTGTAACGCTTATGAAGATAATTACAACATTAAGAGACCGCCAAGATGACGACGAGCCCGACCCACTCTTAGAAATACTTAGCGGAAGGAGTGTGAAAATAGATTGAAAAGTATATAAATAACAAAGCATATCAGTATGCGAAAGGAGTAATTAGTTATGAAATACCTGCACCCCGATACGTCATAAAGACGTGCCAAAACTTTATAGATATTTGCAAAGATAAATCGGATAAATATTTTTTTGATATTTCAAAATTTGAGAAAATTGAGAGCATCTTAAAGCTTCTTGTTATGCCGAGAGGTCTTAAAGCCGGTAAAAGCATTTACGAATGTTCATGCGGCTATCAATGGCTGATATATGCTTCAGCTCTTTGCGTAGTCTACCGAGAAAATCCAAATAAAAGAAGATATGAAACCGTGATATTGGAAGTCGGAAGAAAGAATTTTAAGACTTTTACAATCGCAACAATTTTCGTACTTCTTTTTTTATTGGAGCCAAAATTCAGTAAATTTTATTCGGTGGCACCTGACGGAGCTCTTTCAAGAGAAGTCAAAACGGCAATCGAAGAAATACTTAAATCAAGCCCTTTTATATACCAAAATAAAAATCGATATAGATTTAAGATTTTGCGTGATTACATTGAGTTCTTGCCAAACGAAAATAAATATATTCCGCTTAACTATTCAAATTCAAGAATGGACGGGAAACTGCCGAACGTGTTTCTTGCCGACGAAGTCGGAGCGCTTCCGAATAGCTACGCGATTGAAGCCATGAGGTCAGGACAACTTAATATTTTAAATAAACTTGGCTGTATTGTTTCCACCAAGTACCCGACAGCGAACAATCCTTTTGAAGATGAAGTAAACTATGCAAAAAGAGTTTTAGACGGAGTTCAAAAAGATGAAACCGTCTTTTCTCTTTTATACGAGCCCGATGATACTGAAAGCTGGGCAGATAATGACATGATTTTAAAGCACGCAAACCCCGTCGCTCTTGAAATCCCTGAAATCTGGGAAGATTTAATCAAAAAAAGGGCAAGAGCAATTTCGGTGGAATCGGCGAGAGAAAACTTTTTGACAAAGCACTGCAACATTATTTATCAAGGCTCAGGCACAGAAAGTTTTATTGATATAAAAGACCTTCAAAATTGCCGAGTAAACAAAATTGATTGGAGCGGTCGAGAGGTGTATATCGGCGTTGACTTGTCAATGAGCAACGATAATACAGCAGTTGCAATTGCAAGCGAAGAAAACAGGAAAATACTTGCCGATGTGATTTGCTTTATACCGGAAGGAAGACTCGAGGAAAAAAGCAAATTTGAAAGGCTTGATTATCGCAGATTTATTCGGAGCTTTAAATGTATCGCTTGCGGAAATAAAACCATTGATTATGGAGTCGTTGAAGATTTTGTTTTTAATATTGAAGAAAAATACAAAGTAAAAATTAAGGCAATTGGTTTTGACCGCTACAACGCAATTTCAAGCGCTCAAAAATGGAACCGAAAATACAATACGGCAGAAATAAGGCAACACAGCGACACGCTTCACCCACCGACAAAGCTTTTGTCTGAGAAAATAACAAACGGCGAATTTGAGTATGAGAAAAACACCTTGCTTGAAATAAATTTCGAAAATGCAAGGTGTACTTATGACACTAATATGAACCGCTATGTTACCAAGAAAAAATCAAGCGGAAAAGTTGATATGGTTGTAGCGCTAATTAATGCCGTATATCTACTTCAGCAAGATGTAATTTTTGATGACACAGGCTGGGCGGTACAATTTTAAATTTAATTATCGTTTGGTAAATCTATTTTATCGT